ACATACTGCCGCTCGATTGCTGACTTGACTGCTATGTGCGTCAAGTACGGCATCGAGATGCGAGTGTATTATCTGTTCAACGAATCGCTGATCACTCGCGCTCGTAACTACTGCGTTGACGAATTCCTGCGTAGTGATTCCACTCATCTGATGTTTATCGACTCGGACATCGGATTCAACCCAAATGATGTTCTTTCGTTGCTTGCGCTGCAAGATGATGCATCTCCGTATGATATCATCGGTGGTCCATATCCTAAGAAATGTATTTCGTGGGAAAAGATTAAGCAGGCTGTAGACAAGGGCGTTGCTGACGAGAATCCGAACAACCTAGAACGTTATGTCGGCGATTTCGTGTTCAATCCTCTTCTTGAAGCTGGCCAGACTGAAATTAAGCTGAACGAACCCGCTAAGGTTCTTGAGATTGGCACTGGCTTCATGATGATTAAGCGCAAGGTCTTCGACGAGTACAAGGCTGCTTATCCTGAATATAGCTACAAGCCTGACCACGTTCGCACTGCTGCGTTTGATGGAACTCGCGAAATCCACGCATACTTCGATTGCATCATCGACCCAGTTTCGCGTCGCTATCTGTCGGAAGATTACATGTTCTGTCAGAACGTGATTAAGATGGGTGGTACCATTTGGCTGTGTCCTTGGATGGAACTGCAACACACTGGTTCTTACACCTTTGGCGGTTCGCTTGCTGCTCTTGCTTCTGTCGGAGCGTCGGCAACTGCTGACACTGGTCTGATTAAAAATCAGAAAAAGAAATAATTTTACTATTAACATATTATGGAGTATAATACAATGATTGAAGCTGACCGCGTGAAACTAAAGAAGGTGCTAGACGATGTGTCTAACCTTATGACTATGATGGCTTCGGAGCGCGAAGCCATCACAGAAGCCTTGAAAGAAGCTAGCAAGAATTTTGAGATTGACATCAAGGTTCTGCGCAAGATTGCCAAGACTTATCACAAACAGAACTTTAATGACGAAGTAGCCAACAACGAAACCTTTGTTGAGGTTTACGAACAATTGACGAAACAAGGATAATATTATGAAGATTTCCACCAACACTATTTCTCTCCTGAAGAACTTCTCTTCAATCAACGGTAACGTTCTTGTGCGTGCAGGCTCGACACTCTCGACCATCTCGCCGCAGAAGAATATTCTAGCGACTGCAGCTGTCACTGAGCAATTCCCTGTTTCGTTTGCTATCTATGACCTGTCGCAGTTTCTTGGCGCTATCAGTCTGTTCGATGACCCTGACTTTGAATTCAGCGAGAAGTATGTCACCATCTCAAGCGGCAAGCGTAGCGTCCGTTATTGGTTCGCCGAGCCCAGCATGATTGTTGCTGCTCCAGAAAAGAAGCTGGTTCTACCGACCGCTGAAGTTGAGTTCGAGGCTACGGCTGCTAACATCAGCGAAGTTCTGAAGGCTGCTAGCGTTCTTCAGGCTCCTGAGATTGCTGTTGTTTCGGATGGCACTACTAACATCCAGCTGGTTGCTACCAACGTCAAGAACGATACCGCCAACGAGTATCATGTTGACGTAAATGAGTCTAGCAAGGACAAGTTCCGCATGGTGTTCAAGTCTGAGAACCTGAAGCTCATCTCGGGCGACTACAAGGTGTCTGTTTCTTCGAAGGGCATGGGTCGCTTCCTGAATGAGAAGGCCAGCCTCGAATACTTCATCGCTACTGAAACTAGCTCGAAATACAGCGCGCAGTAAGTAGTCGTGGTAGACGAGCCGCCATTCAAAGAAAGGCGACCGTGTGGTCTATGCGCCCACCAAGGAACAAGCTACTGTCATAGTTCAATACAGAGTCTATGACGGCAGCGAGGAGTTTTGGGGAAATGTGCAACTCCAGCTGGATGATGGCACTATTGGTGTCGCCACCAGCTGGCAGTTGATTCGAATCTGAATAGCTGCGTCCCAGCCAGGAGACGCAGGGCGAGTGGGTTAATGACCGCGACTCGCACCTTTTATTATGGAGAATTATAATGTTGCAAGATGACTTTTTGTGGTGCCAGAAGTATCGCCCGCACACTATCGATGAGTGTATTCTCCCAGAGAACCTGAAGTCTACATTTCAGGAATTCGTGAGTCAAGGAAATATTCCTAACCTGCTGTTGACTGGTTCGCAAGGAACTGGTAAGACGACCGTTGCGCGCGCAATGTGCGAAGAACTCGGTCTTGACTACATCGAAATCAACGGTTCTATGAACGGCGGTATTGACACGCTGCGAACCGAAATCAAGAACTTTGCTTCTACTATCTCATTCGGCGGTGGTCGTAAGATGGTTATCCTCGACGAGGCTGACTATCTAAACGCACAATCTACTCAGCCCGCTCTTCGCAACTTCATGGAAGAGTTCTCGAAGAACTGCGGCTTTATTTTGACTGCAAACTTCAAGAACAGAATTATCGAGCCGCTGCATTCGCGATGCTCTGTTATTGAATTCAAGATTCCCAACAATCAGAAACCGAAGTTAGCTACTCAGTTCCACAAGAGAATTTGTGCTATCCTCGAGAAAGAAGGCATTGAGTTTGATAAGGCAGTTGTTGCCGAAGTAATCACCAAGCACTTCCCTGATTGGCGCCGAGTTCTCAACGAGCTCCAACGTTATTCTGTCACTGGCAAGATTGATACTGGTATCCTTTCTAACCTCGGCGACGAAAATTTCAAGGGACTTATAGAACTCCTCAAGAATAAGCGTTTCACCGACATGCGTAAGTGGGTTGCAGAGAATCTGGACACGGAACCGACTGCATTCTTTCGAAAGTTCTATGACATGTCCGCGACCTATATGAAGCCGAACAGCATTCCACAGATGATTCTTCTTCTTGGTCGCTATCAGTATCAGTCAGCGTTCGTGAGCGATCAGGAAATCAATACTGCTGCCTTCTTGACCGAGGTGATGGTCGAAGCTGAATGGTTGTAGTGTATGTCGAATCCATTTGATTATATAAACAGCATCAACCAGACTAAGAAAGACATAATTCTAGGTAGTGAAAACCCAGAACTTGCCGAGAAACAGTATAATGCATTCCTTGTCAACCGAGGGCTATCTTATTTTGCAGACACCATTCTTTATTCTAATGAGATGAATATGTTGCCTGGGTTGCCTAATCTTCTTCAGTATGAGTATTTGATGGCTTCCGTCCGAAAGGGAAAGAGGTTTTCTAAGTGGGCCAAGGCAGAAAAACACCAGCGCCTCATGGATATATCAGAATACTATGGCTGTTCTTTGGTAAAGGCTTCAGAAATATCTACGGTTCTAACAGATGGACAATACAAAGATATTCAGGAAAGACTGAGCCACGGAGGAGTTAATCGGTAATGCTCTTGTGATAATGTGATTCCGCTAAGTTATTAAAAACCTAAATAGTTGGCGGAAGAGCAAAACCACTCGAATTGAGCAAAGCTAGTAAAGATGAAATTGTCATGCAACTCTAAGCAAGTAAATCTCTACAGTGTTAGCTACCGAGTATCATAAAACTACAATAAGGTGGAAACACAAATGACTTCATTAGATACTTTTATCGAAGTGAGGCTGAAAGACGAACAGGACTTTTTGAAAGTCAAAGAAACCCTGACTCGTGTCGGAGTGGCCTCAGAAAAAACTAAGACCCTATATCAATCATGTCATATTTTGCACAAACGCGGCAAATATTACATAGTACATTTCAAAGAATTATTTTGGCTGGACGGAAAACCTTCCACGCTAGACGAAGAAGACATCGCTAGAAGAAACACTATTGCCAATCTCTTATCTGACTGGGGATTAGTGGAACTTATTGCTCCAGAGATGAGCGAAGAAAATCAAGCACCTATGAAGTTTATTAAAGTCATCCCGTACAAAGAAAAGCATGAGTGGGAATTGATCAGCAAATACCAGATAGGAAAAAAATATTAATGAGTAATTTTGAAAGTGTTGGCGCGTTTATGCGCACGTTTAACCAAGAAGTCAAGGATGGTGCTGGATTTCCTTCTGATGATATTTGTGACCTTCGGGTTAGACTTATCGCGGAAGAGCTAGATGAATTGCAAGAAGCAATTCGTGATAAGGATATTGTTGAAGTCGCCGACGCGCTGACCGATTTGCTATACGTTGTTTATGGTGCCGGACATTCGTTCGGAATAGATTTAGATGTTTGCTTTGAAGAAGTCCATCGTTCAAACATGTCTAAATTAGGATTGGACGGGAAGCCAATTTACAGAGAAGATGGAAAAGTTCTAAAAGGTCCAGCATTTTTTGAACCAAATCTGGCCAAATTCATAAAAAGGTGATATAATGGAAAAGAATCAAAAGAAAAACAATAAGACCCCGACGACGCCAGTTCGTACTGCGCCGGCAGTTGCTCCTGTGACTGCCCCGTCGGCGACGAAGAAGAAAAAGAAACGCTATTATGCTCCCAGAAACAAGGCGAAAAGCGAACTGTCGATCGATTCTCCAAAGCCTGTCAGGCAACCAGCCGAAGCTGTGATTGTTTGGCAACCGGAAGAAGAACAGGGCGTATTCAAAAAGTTCGTACAAAAGCTGGTTTCTTTCTTCAAGTGATATAAATATAGTGCGTCGCCTTTTGGGACGCACTATACTTAACAACTCGCTTAATATAAGGAGAAATACTATGAACTCAATTAGCATGATCACTGCGTTTGACAAATCTATCGACGACTTGTTCAGAGCAGCAAATACAACTATCAAATACCCGCCTTACAATCTAGTCAATGTTATCGAACAAGAATACAAACTAGAGTTTGCAGTTGCTGGCTTCAAGAAAGAAGAACTGGAAATTCTTGTAGAAGGCAACAAACTAGTAGTCAAGGGCAAATCCAATACAGAAATCGAACCAGTATACTTGCACAAGGGAATCGCGAAGCGAGCCTTTGCGCAGTCGTTCACTCTTTCGCCAGAGATGATCGTTACTGGTTCTGATCTCTCGGATGGTATTTTGACCATTTACATGCGTAAGGAAATTCCAGAGCATCTGAAGCCGAGAAAGATTAAAATCGGCGGTGCACCAGAAGAGAAATCTTTCTTGGTGGAATAACTTTATCAATGCGTGATTTTATAGTATGATGAATGGGAGCGTTATCGCTCCCATTCTTTGGAGGAAATATGAAGAAAGAAAAACCAGCTCAGGGCGACCTCAACTCCGAAGAGTTCGGCACATGCGCCCGATATAACTCAAACAAAACAAGATACGATTTGGTTCCTACCCATCTGCTAAAATCAACTGCAGACGTTTTTGAATACGGCGCAAACAAATATGCCGCGTGGAACTGGGCGAAAGGCGGACCAATGAGTCAGTATATTGGTTGCGTCAAGCGGCATCTCGCTTCTATCGAAATGGGCGACGACATTGACCCAGAATCTAAATCTCGCCATATTGGTCATGCAATCTGCAATCTATTGATGATGGAACAGCTGCTAAATCTTATTGAGCAGCATCCTGAACTTGCACACCTAGACGACCGTCCAAAGAAGTGGTTTGAAGGGCAGAAATATTAATGAAGTTTTACACCTCTGTTGAACAGCGAAGAAACGATTTGATGGTTCGTGGCTATGAAAATGGCAAACGATTCCAGAGACGCATCGCGTACAAACCTTACTTGTTTGTTCCGTCAAAACAGAAGACCGAGTTCAGAACTCTAGACAACCGTCCGGTAGAGAAGCTTCAATTCGATTCTATTGGCGAAGCCAGAGATTTCGCAAAGCAGTATAAAGATATTTCTTCTTTTGAATTCAGTGGCCTGAATCGTTGGTCATACGTGTATATCAACGATGAATATCCTGGCGAAATGGATTTCGACATGTCTAAGATTCGGGTAAATTATCTTGACATCGAGACTGATTCTCGCGGCGGCTTCCCGAACATGAAAACTGCAGACAAGGCAGTAACAGCTATCACGCTCAGCGATGGTTTGGTTTTCTATTCTTGGGCTCTCAAGGGTTTCGTTCCCAATCGCGAAGATATTGTGTTCGAGGAATGCGTCAGCGAAAAAGAAATGCTGATGAAGTTCATTCGCAAGTGGCGCGAACTTGATGCTGACATTGTGACTGGTTGGAACGTGGAAGGTTTCGATATTCCGTATCTGTACAACCGTATCGCCAATTTACTGGGCGAAGACGAGGCCAAGAAGCTTTCGCCTTGGAACATGTCAGAGTTTCGTAGCTACTACGATAAGATGGGTCGCGAACAGAATGTTGTTGAACTTGTTGGACTGCCAGTGCTTGACTATTTCCAGCTGTATCAAAAGTTCACATACATCAAGCAAGAGCAATACTCACTCGACTATATCGCCCAGGTAGAACTTGATGAAAAGAAAGTTGACTATCGCGCGTTGGGTTATGTGAGCCTCGATGACCTGTATCAGCGCAACCATCAGTTGTATATGGAGTACAACGTACACGACGTCGCGCTGGTGATTAAGCTCGAACAGAAGATGAAGTTCATCGAACAGGCTTGTGCCATTGCGTACGATGCCAAAGTAAACTATGGCGATGCACTGACTTCCGTGTTGTTGTGGGATGTAATTATTCATAACTATCTGCGCGACCAAGGTATTGTTGTTCCGATGCAGAAGGACAACCACAAGGACGGTCAAATTCAAGGTGCATACGTTAAAGATCCCAACTCGGGCAAATATGATTGGATTGTTTCTTTTGACTTGAACTCGCTTTATCCGCATTTGATTATGCAGTACAATATTTCGCCCGAGACATACGTCGAGACATTACTTGGTATGAACGCAGACCGAGTACTCGCACATGGCATCCCGCAAGAGGTGAAGGATCAGGGACACACGATGGCCAGCAACGGCGCGGTGTTTCGTAAAGACATCCATGGTTTTCTGCCTGCGCTGATGAAGAAATATTACGAAGATCGTAAGCGATTCAAGAATATGATGATTGATTGCCAGAAGAAGCTGCAGAATGACAAAGGCAACCAGGAACTAGAACGCAAGATTGTCCAGTACAACAACATGCAAATGGCAAAGAAGATCTCGCTAAACTCAGCCTACGGCGCGTTGTCTAACAAATATTTCAGGTTTTATTCTAACGATTTGGCCGAGGCAATTACTGTTTCGGGTCAGACTTCTATTCGTTGGGCCATGGATAACATGAATCGTTATCTTAACAATCTGCTCGGCACTGACAAGGATTATGTCATTGCTTCGGATACTGACTCGTTGTACGTGGAAATGAAGGGCATTGTTGACAAATTTGTTCCAAATAAAACTGTTCAAGAAAAGGTAGAATTTCTTGACAAAGTTTGCGAAGGAAAGATTCAACCCTTCATCGACAAGTTCTACGGAGAACTCGCCGAGCGAGTTAATGCATACGAACAAGCTATGCAGATGAAGCGCGAGGCCATTGCAGAAACTGCTGTTTGGACTGGCGCGAAACGATACATCATGAATGTCTGGAACAACGAAGGTGTGGCATACAAAGAAGCCAAGTTCAAGATGGTCGGCATTGAAGCTGTTCGGTCTTCGACCCCTACTATCTGTCGCGGCGCTATCGAGGACGCTGCCAAGATCGTGTTGTCTGGGCGCCAAGAGGATCTGTTTGAGTATATCGAGAAGTTTCGGGTGTTGTTCCACAATGCCAATCCAGCTGAAATTGCAAGAAACAGCAGCGTTAAAGAAATGAGCAAGTATACTCTGGGAGATAAGGGAGTTCCTATGCATGTCAAGGGCGCACTGAATTACAATGAAATGCTAAGGAAGCTGTCCCTGGAAAACAAGTATCCCAGAATCAACGACGGCGATAAGATTAAGTTTGTGTCTTTGACTCTTCCAAATCCTGCTCGCTGCGAAGTAATCGCGTTTCCAGCTGGCTATCTCCCACCAGAGTTTAATATCGAGAAATATATTAATCGCGAAGATCATATGGGCATTGGCTTTATGACTCCCATAACAACAATCGCCACAGCCGCAGGTATGAAGACGCAGCACGTGGCCACACTAGAGGACTTCTTTTCATGAGCAAGAAGATTGATTTTGACTTTGATTTTGACTTCGGATTTTCTTCTGTTCCTGCAGAAGAAGTCCTGAAGAGCACCGAAGTAGAGCAGCTACAGGCTGATCTTCTCGCAGAAAAAGAGAAAACTGAGGCAGTAATAAATGCAATCATGCCGCTGCTCAACAATCTGGCCAAGAATCCAGAGAATGAATACATATTTTGGCCAGACAGAGTTTCAAAAATAGAACAGTTCAAGAAAAAGCTGATGAAGCTTCGATAGCTTTACTAATTTGAACATTAAGTATATAATATATGATAAACAACCAGAGGTAGATTATGTCAGCATTACTTGAAAAACTGAAGAAAAACACAACCATCAAAGAAACCAACATCCTTTCAGATTCAATTCTGTTTTCCAAGAAGGATATGATTCCCACTAAGATTCCTGCGATCAACGTCGCGTTGTCTGGTCGTTTGGACGGCGGCATGACTCCGGGTCTGACTGTTTGGGCGGGTCCTTCCAAACACTTCAAGACTGCGTTCTCTCTTTTAATGGCGAAGTCCTATATGGATAAGTACCCAGAATCAGTCATGCTGTTCTATGACTCTGAGTTTGGTACTCCGCAATCGTATTTTGATTCTTTCGGCATTGATACGACGCGCGTCATGCATACTCCTATTACTGACATCGAGCAGATTAAGTTCGACGTTATGCAGCAGATGAATGAACTGAAGCGCGGCGACAAAATCATTATCGTTGTAGACTCCATCGGCAATCTAGCTTCGAAGAAAGAGGTCGACGATGCTCTTGATGGCAAGTCAGTCGGAGATATGACTCGCGCCAAGCAGTTGAAGTCTTTGTTCCGTATGGTCACGCCGCATCTGACAATGAAAGATATTCCGATGGTTGTGATCAATCACATCTATATGGAACAGGGTATGTATCCGAAGGCGATTGTTTCAGGCGGTACTGGTATCTACTACTCGGCACAGAATATCTATATTGTTGGACGCCAGCAAGAGAAGGATGGAACTGAACTTACTGGATATAATTTCATTATTAACGTCGAGAAGTCACGATACGTTCGAGAGAAGTCCAAGATTCCTATTACCGTTTCCTTCGAGGGCGGCATTTCTACTTGGTCTGGTTTGCTTGACATGGCTCTAGAGTCGGGGCACGTTGTAAAGCCGAGCAACGGTTGGTATTCTCGTGTGAATACCCAGACTGGTGAAATCGAAGAAAAGAAGTTCAGAATCAAGGATACCGACACCAAGGATTTCTGGATGCCTGTTCTTGGTGATTCAACTTTCCAGGATTGGATCAAAACCAACTATCAGATCTCTAATGGTTCTATTATGACTGACGAAGAAGTAAAAGAAGCATATGAAGGAATTGAAGATTAATGATTGAGGAACTGATTCTATCGAACCTAGCCTTTAACGAAGAGTACAGCCGCAAGGCTCTACCCTTCGTCAAGGAAGAATACTTCTCAGACGATTCACAACGTCTGGTGTATCAGCTGGTCAAAGATTATGTTGACAAATATAATACGCTTCCTTCTCGGGAGGCGTTGGCCATCGATCTAACATCAAAGGATGGTGTTGCGGGTGGTCGATTCGAGCAAGCCAAAAAGTTGGTCGGTGAACTGAACGCGGAAGATCATTCCATGGATTGGCTTGTTGACAAGACTGAGAAGTTTTGCCAAGACAAGGCTATCTACAACGCCATCATGCAGTCCATTAAAATCATGGACGAAAAGTCTGAACAAACGCGCGGCGCAATTCCAAAATTGTTGTCTGATGCCCTGGGTGTCAGCTTTGATAGCAACATCGGTCACGACTTCCTGGAAGATTATGAGTCTCGGTTTGAATTCTACCATCGCCGCGAAGAACGAATCGAGTTCTCGCTTGACTACATGAACAAGATTACCAAGGGCGGTCTGCCTCGTAAGACTCTGAACATCATATTGGCTGGTACTGGCGTTGGTAAATCCCTGGCCATGTGTAGCTTCGCTGCTGATAATCTCATCAAGGGTAAGAATGTTCTTTATATCACCATGGAAATGGCTGAAGAAAAGATTGCTGAGCGAATTGACGCGAATCTTCTCGACACCAACATTCAAGACCTAGAATCTCTTCCTCGAGATTCGTATGAGAAGAAGGTAGCGCGTATTCGACAGAAGACAGTTGGTAAGCTAATCGTAAAGGAGTTCCCGACCGCGTCAGCTGGCTCTGGTCATTTCCGCCATCTGTTGAATGAGCTTCGCCTCAAGAAGAACTTTACACCAGATATTATCTACATTGATTATCTGAATATTTGTTGTTCGTCCAGAATTAAGTCTGGCGCCAATGTCAACAGCTACACTTACATTAAGGCTATCGCCGAAGAACTTCGCGGTCTCGCCGTGGAATTTAATGTACCAGTTGTATCTGCGACCCAAACTACGAGAGGTGGATACAGCAACACCGACGTAGGCTTGGAAGACACTTCGGAGTCTTTTGGTTTGCCAGCAACCGCCGACCTGATGTTTGCTTTGATTTCATCGGAGCAGCTTGAGTCGCTTGGCCAGCTTATGATTAAGCAGTTGAAGAACCGCTACAACGACCCGACATTCCACAAGCGTTTCGTAGTTGGTGTTGACCGCGCGAAGATGCGACTTTACGATGTTGAGCAAACCGCACAAAGTTTGTCAAATGAAGAAGACAAGCCAGCTTTCGATAAAACAGAATTCGGTACGCGGATGAAAACTTCTGAGAACAACAAGGGTAAGTTCAAGAACCTAGACTTCGGCTAAGTTATTGAATTATAAGGAATCGTAAGTTATTGATTCATAAGGCTTTTCAAAAACCCCTGGGAAACCAGGGGTTTTTGTTTTACTGATTGCTGTTTTTCAGGCAAAATAGTCCTATATTTCAAGGAGAGCCACATGGCTGAGAATATTTACGAATACAATTCTTCGAAAGAGTACCTTGCGCGTTTGCTCGCCAAGGAGAACATCAGCGTTATGCGTTCGCCGACTTATTCTACTGCTTTCTTCGACCTTCAGGGTCGCGTGATGCATCTTCCTATTTGGAAGACGACCGAAGAAGTGTATGACCTGCTTACCATTCACGAAATGGCGCACGCTTTGTTTACTCCGACTGCGGGGTGGCACACTGCTGTCTGCGATAATCCGACTAAGAAAAGCTACTACAACATCATCGAAGATGCACGAATCGAGAAGCTTATCAAGCGTCGTTATGCTGGCGCAGTCAACACCTTCCGCGAAGGCTATAAGCAGCTGAATGACGACGACTTTTTCGGTATTGTCAAGCACAACATCGACGTAAGCAAAGCATCTCTCATCGACCGAATCAACATTTACTACAAGATGGGTTCTCTGATTCACGTTCGCTTCAGCGAAAAAGAATCTGTCTGGATTCAGCGCATCGACGCGGCTGAAACATGGGAAGATGTCGTCAAGATTGCTGATGAACTTTTTGATTTTTCCAAAGAGAATGCTCTGACTGAAATCCAGGCGGAAATTGTTTTTGACGAAAATGGAAAAAAGATTGAAGGAAACAAATCTGCCGAATGTGAAGGCAACGATAATAGTCACGGCAAGGAAGGAGGCGACGGAATCTCTTCTTTGACTGACGAAGAATATCGCCACCGAATGTACGACTACGAGAACAAGGCTTCTCATACTGGATATGATGTTCCCGCTTTTCTTCGCGTCGGCGACGTGGATTCTTCTAAGTGGGTTGTAAATGCTTCTAAAACTCGAGAACTACTAAACAGTTTATTTGTTCACTTTCACGAAAAAGTGACAAGCGTTGGCAACGAGTTCATGAACAAGCAGAAAGCTGTCGTGAATACGATGGTCAAGGAATTCGAAGCTAAGAAGCGCGCCAGTTCCTACGCTCGCAATCAGTGGGCGAAGTCTGGTCGCCTCGACATGAAGAAACTTGCCAAGTACCAGCTGGCGGAAGATATCTTCCGCCGAAACATCATTGAGCAAAAAGGTAAAAATCATTCCATGGTAATGATTGTGGATTGGTCTGGCTCGATGGGAGCGCAGCTTTACGATACAGTTGTTCAGACTATCAACCTTGCAATGTTCTGTAGGAAGGCAGGCATTCCTTTCTCTGTGCAAATCATGTCTAATCACCGACATCCTTTCTGCGAACCGCCTCGGTACAACGAAAAAGCCACATATGGCGTTCACAACAATGTAACAATGTTTGAAGTCCTCTCTTCAGACAGCAACAATCAGCAGTTCAATAAAGACGTTCATAACTTCTATGCTTTGAGTTTTGTTGCTGGGCGTCGGGACTACGAATCTTCTTTTTCGTCCGACGAATTGAATATTGTACAATCATCAAAGAACGCTCGCTTTTTTTGGCTCGGCGGAACCCCGCTCAATGCTGCACTTGTGGTGACTGCAGATTTTGTTTCGAAGTTCCGTGCGCGAACCAAGAGCGAAGTGACTAATGTAATTGTTTTGACTGATGGCGAGTCTTGCGGAAATAATCACCAACACCACCGAAAGACGCAAGTTTTCGATGACAAAACGGGTGTGACTTATTTTTCCAAGCCATACGATACTATTTGGGAAACCAACATGTGCTACGACTTGATTCGCGACAGGAATCAAGGTCGCGTCAACATCATCGGATATTTTGTTTCTTCGCCGTATGATGTGAAGCATATGTCTCGTCGATATACTGGAGATTATAACATTACAGTAAAGAACGGATTCCATGTCGTGCATAAAAACCAGTTTATGCGCGCTGATAGATTCTATCTCGTCGCTAACAATAAAATCAAGATTGACGATGAATGGGATTTCGAAGACGAGCCGTTTGGAGCCAAGCGCGAAGATGTGTCAGAAAAAGAATTCTTGAAAGATGTGAAGAAGTCTTTCTCGAATCATACCGCTAGTAAGCGCAACGCTCGCGTAGTTCTGTCTAAGTTCATCGAAGACGTAGCAGCGAAGATTGCTTGACATGCGGATTACAAGTAAATCAGTACCGCCGCGACTACGAAGTTTGACTCGACGAGCAGTAAAGTTTTTCGTAGAAAAGATTCCCAAAGAAAAGGATTTTAGTTTCGACCTAGTACACGTGGAATTCGTTCGGTCGGCAGATAATCATATGGAAGCTTGGTGCGAACCATTCTCATACGGAGGACTGCCGACCGAGTTCGACATATCTTTGAACTCGCAGTTGCTGCCAGAAGAAATCGAAGAACAAGAATACACCAAAATCTTGTTCCATGAATTGACTCATGCCTGGCAGTATGCTACTGGAACTTTGGTATCAAAATGGGAAGACCGAGTCGTGTTTCGTAAAAAGAAGCATTATTTGAACGAAGAATATTTCTTGCTCCCTTGGGAAGTTGAAGCATTCGGCTACGAACACTGTATGAACGCGATGTTTTGGGACGCTCAAGAACCGCGTTGAGCTAAGTTATTGATTCTATTAGAGATTTTATTATTTTACTGCAGCCTAATTCTAGGCTATAATATGTTTGCTTGACAACCTACACAGGACTATATTATGAATTCCAAGCACGAGAAGTTTCTGCTGACTGCCGCCGAGATGTTTCCTGGCGCCAACGCTCTAACCCGACCCCAGTTGATTGAGGTCACGGAAGCCTGTGGCGTTTCGTATGGTTTCATCGCTGGTGACCAGTCGCTGCGTGTTTCGCGTGGCGTGTATTCGCTTCCTTCGATGCACCTTGCGGTAGATAACACTTCCTCGCGGAAAGTTGCTCCTGCGAAGAAGCACAATGTTGCTACGACTCCTATTGTTGAGAACGTCGTGCATACCGAGCGGCGCGTTGCTTCTAACACCTTCGACAGCAACATTCCGACTAAGAATCCCAACTACGTCAAGTTCGGTCATCATGCTGACCTGAAGCGTATCGTCGAATCTAAGATGTTCTATCCTGTGTTCATCACGGGTCAGTCGGGCAACGGTAAGACTGAAATGGTTTCGCAGGTTTGCGGCGAACTGAAGCGCGAAATGTATCGCGTCAACTTCACTCCGCTGACCGATGAGTCTGACCTGCTTGGTGATAAGACTCTGATTGATGGCAACGTTGTGTTCGAGGAAGGCGCTGTTATCACCGCCATGAAGCGCGGTGCTGTGCTGCTGCTCGACGAAATTGACTACGCCACCGCGCAGGGCTTCACTGTTCTGCAGTCTGTGATGGAAGGCAAGCCCTTCCTGAATAAGAAGACGGGCGAGATTGTCACCCCAGCCGAAGGCTTCAACGTCATCGCAACTGCGAACACCAAGGGTAAGGGTTCGGACGATGGTCGTTTCGTAGGCACTCAGTTCCTGAACGAAGCGTTCCTTGAGCGTTTCGCTATCACCATGGAACAGGAATACCCGACCAAGAAGGTCGAGACCAACATTCTCGAAAACGAGTTCAAGTCCACCCTTGGTGATGCTGAAAGTCAGTTCGTTGGTTATCTGGTTGAGTGGGCTGAGACCATTCGTAAGACTTTCGAGGACGGCGGTGCTAATGAGACCATGTCGACGCGTCGTCTGCTTCACATCGCTCGTGCTTATGCGATGTTCAGTAACCGCCTGAAGGCTGTGAAGATGTGCGTTGCTCGTTTCGATGCTGACACTCGTGATAGCTGGATTGACCTTTACACTAAGATTGACCCGACTACCAGCAAGAAGAATCCTGCGGCTGACGTTACCATTGAATATGTTGATGAAAACGGTGTTCGCACTGCTGTGATGAATGACCCTAAATAGTTTTACTGACATCACGGAGATTCCATATGCGCCTAAGCCTCTTCCGAAATATCCTCCTGACGAGCATCCTAAGTCTGCTGCTAGCAGCGTGTAATCAAGGCGAACCAATTAACCCGGAGTTCGACCAAAGCAATAAGACGTTCCGCGTCAAGATGATTTTCCATGATACACAGGAACAAGTAATAAAAGCAAAAGTAGCTGCGGTCGGTGGTGAGCCTGAGCCGAATCTTCTTGGTTGGGCTGGATGGAACACTAACTACGAAGACTTCTATTGCGAGATACATACTGTTAGACCAAAACGAGTAAACGAAGCCAATATCACGACGATTGGTCATGAGTTCGTGCATTGCATATATGGGAGATATCACAAGTGATTGGAAAAGGTAATATTTCAGCAAAGATTATTGCTGACTCAGTATCGCCTGATGGCGTTCGCATCACTACGTTCGAGTTGGAGTATCCGCGCTTCATTCACGCTGAGTTCATGACGCACCGTCTGTTCTCTCGCAACGCAGCTTCGTCTCGCGCCATTCCCGTCAACAAGGCGATTGAGCTAGTCAAAGAAAAGACTGCCATGCCCATTCACTGGGGCAAGAACCAGCCAGGAATGAGCGCGAAGGAAGAGTGCAACGAACTTGTCGGCGCAACTGGGCATGCGTTTGGCGCAACTCGCGAAGGCGCATGGAACTTTGCACGAGACAGTGCTATCAGGGTCGCTGAGGCATTCGCCAAGGCTGGATACCACAAGCAAATCGTGAACCGTCTGCTTGAGCCGTTCACCATGATTAAGGTCGTGTGTACCGCTACAGAATACGACAACTTCTTCTGGCTGCGCAATCACCCCGACGCCCAACCCGAGATTGCTGAGTTGGCTCGTGTAATGTGGGAAGAATATAACAACAGCAAACCAATCTATCTTCATCCAAACGAATGGCATGTACCTTATGTCAAGTTTGATGTAATTAGCAGAGGATATTACCTAGACGTTGACCTTAAACAAGAGTGGTTGACCCTAGAAGATGCTCTGGCTGTTTCTTCGTCTTGTTGTGCTCAGGTATCCTACCGTCGCCTTGATGATTCGCTAGAGAAAGCGCGTGACATCTTCAAGCGTCTGGTCGAATCGAAGCCAGTTCATGCCAGCCCATTCGAGCATCAGGCAACTCCGCTGACCTATGATATGGCTGGTGACGTTGAGACAAAGGGAACGACACACGTGGATAGCAGTGGTCGTTCTTGGTCAGGGAACTTCAGGCAGTGGGTACAACACCGTCAGCTGATTCCAGACCACACTTGCTGGGAATATAAACCGTAACACACAAGGGAGCTTCGGCTCCCTTTTTTGTTTTACTAAATATGGGGAGCAGTATTATTTCAGGAATAAAATGATTAACTTTAAGAAGTATCTGGTCGAATCCAAGAATACGCACATGGAGCACGTCGAAGACAACGTTCTGAATGGCGGCGTGGAAGGAGCAAGACAATCCATTAATTTCCTGCAGTCACTTCGCGATATGTTGGCTGGGCATAGCAACGTAAAGATTAACACAACTGTGAAGTGGGATGGCGCACCTGCTGTCTTCGCTGGCATTGACCCAGCTGACGGAAAGTTCTTTGTTGCCAAAAAAGGTATCTTTAACAAGAATCCGAAGGTTTATAAAACCGAAAAAGAAGTTCGCGCGGATACTTCGGGCGACCTAGCAGATAAACTGGTCACGTGTTTGAAGTATCTGCCTTCGCTGAACATTAAGGGAGTTATTCAAGGCGACCTTATGTTTACTCAGAGCGACCTGAAAGTACAAACCATCGCAGGCGAGGAATGCATTACATTCCATCCTAACACAATCATATATGCTGTTCCGCTAAACACCTCGCTGGCAAAACAAATACAGTCAGCCAAGATGGGAATTGTGTGGCATACTGTCTATACCGGAAAATCCTTCGAAACAATGAAGGCTAGTTTCGGCAAGAACATTAAGGGCAAGCTAACTCCAAGTAAGAACGTGTGGTTCGATGATGCTACCTATCGCGACGTCACTGGCACTGCTACGATGACTGCCGCTGAAACAGCACAGGTCACTGGTATTTTGTCGAAGGCTGGTAAACTGTTCTCGACTATACCCGCAAGCGTATTGAATAGTATCTCAGAAGAAGAAGAACTTCTCGTGATGATTAAGACATACAACAATAGCAAGATTAGAGCTGGCGAAGTTTTAATCGACAACGCAGACACCCATACTACTGGGCTTGTCAACTTCATTAGTGATAAGTTCCGAAAAGAAATGGAAAGCAAGAAAACCGAAAAGGGAAAGCAGGCAGTAAAGGAAAGACAGACGAAGGTTATGAAATTCTTTACTACTCATCCCAAGACGCAAATCAACAAGGTCTTCGAACTAATGAAGCTCATCATAGAAGCTAAATTAGTGTTGCTGGGTAAAATGAACAAGGCTGGCGGAATGGGAACTTTCCTAAAAACACAGAGTGGTTTCAAGGCGACCAGCCAAGAAGGTTTTGTGGCCATCGATCACAGCGGAAAGAATGCTGTCAAGATTGTCGACAGACTAGAGTTTTCCCGCGCTAACTTTTCGCCTGACATAATTAAAGGCTGGATGAGATGAAAAAGTTTATCCCTTTCTTACTTGAAGATGCTTGTCCTATTGCTACACAGGATATTCATGAGAACTTAGAAAATCGTCAGCATGCAATCGACGAATATTATTATGGTCCAGCTAATCCCAACGAGCCAGGAAATTACTGGAAAGAAGCAGCGAAACGATGGAAGATTGACGAAGATACTGCTAAGACGATGAAATGCGGCAACTGCGCTGCGTTTGACGTTTCGCCAAAAATGCTAAAATGCATCGAATCTGGCATTGTCAATGACGTTAAACACGTCGACGGCGAGAAGACTGTTGACTTAGCAGAGCTGGGTTATTGTAATCTCTTTCACTTCAAGTGTGCCGCCAGCCGATCTTGTACCGCTTGGTTGGTCAATGGACCAATCAAATGAGGTTGTTTGAATCAAAGACAGCTAGCCTGACAATATTTGATATTGATGACACGCTGTTCACCACAGATACTAAGATTCATATTGTCAAAGGTGGAAAGCGCATCAAGTCACTAACTCCTGCTGAATTTAATGTGTATAAAGTAAAGGGCGGAGAATCACTTGACTTTTCTGACTTTCGCAGCGCAGAAGTGTTTCATAAAACAGCCAAACCAATTGCTGCTGTGTTTAAAACAGCCAAGCGCATCATCTCTCGCTTCAGCGCATACGCTAACAAGAAGATAATTATTGTCACTGCGCGCGGCGATTTAGACGACAAGCAAGTTTTCCTTGATACATTTAAGAAGTATGGGTTTGACATTGGAAAAGTGCACGTACATCGTGCAGGTAATGTCGGCGGATCAAGCTCAGCTCAAAACAAAAAAGTTGTTATCCGCGAACTAATAAAAGATAACAACTACGAAATGGTTCGCCTATTCGATGATGCGAAGGCGAATCTTGATGCTTTGCATGAATTAGAATCCGAGTTCCCAACCATTAAGTTTGAGACTTTCTTTGTCGACCACAATGGCTCTATCTCAAGGTACAAATCGCCTAAATAGTGTATAACTTCAATGGAATGAACTATGAGTCGTAGACCAAAACAAAAAGTAGAAACTAAACCCTGGTGGAAGTCAAAGATTTTATGGCTTAACTTTGTAGCAGGTTCTCTTGCTGCTTTAGATATGATGAACCATACAGTACAAGAGTTCTTTATTAGCGTTGGGCTAAATAATTTTGGTTCTACTGCGATCATCTTAATCGCCATACTCAATGTTTTCTTTAGGCTTATAACAACAACGGCAATCGGAAGTCATGAATCTAATAATCGATAATCACGAAACACGAAACTTCGACATTTCCCCGCTCGCTTCGGAGGCATTCTCTGAATTAGCAGCCAGAAAGTTCGGAGAAGAACTTGGTCTTGTTCGGGAAGCTGCCCAACATCTAGACAGAGCACTTGCGGTGGTCAGAAGAACTACGTTGAATCGTAACACTACCGACGCAGACCTAGATAAATTTGATGAGCACGCTTCGAAATCAGAAGAAATTCTTGATGAACTAGGCGAACTGGATAGGCATTATTATATTCGCGATTTTCACGAAGCCGGAATGATCAACTGGTATGAGATAGATGTTTCTGAGATCGAAGAACTAGATGAACCTGACATGGAGTTCGACGAGTATGACGATGAAGATGATATTGATGACGAAGATTACGAAACTCCCGAGGAATTAGACTTCGAGAAGTAATTCGCAAACAACGTAACTCAAGAAAGCCAAGGCAATCCTGGAGAAAAAATGAAGTCCTTTATAGAATCAATCAAAGAACAAGCAGCCGAAACTGTCGATCAGAAAGAAGTATCAACAGAAAATAATACTGCGACAGAAAAGAAATCAAAGCGCAAGAACGCGCTCGATATTCTTACCAAGGGCAAAACTCTTGGTGGCGAAACTCCAAACGAGATAAATGTTCGACCGCAGTATATTATGCGAGCTGATGGAATCAAGGAAGAAAAGACCAACGGCAAGACCGTAGTGTTTTCTTTCGGAAGAATGAATCCCCCGACAGTTGGCCACGAGAAGTTAGTCAGAGCTATCGAGCGAGAAGCTAAACTCGCCGGTGGTGTTCCGCGTCTGTATCTATCAAGAACAGAAGGCGACGAAAAAAATCCACTTCCTTATTCGAAGAAGAATAAGTTTGCCAAGATGGCATTCCCGATTGTCAAAGACACGCCTGCTAAGATGATGCCAGCAGGCTTTATCGGATTACTAAAGCACTTAGAAGATCAGTTCGACGACGTAGTTATCGTCGTTGGTTCAGATCGTTTGCCCGCCATCAAAAAACTAGCAGACAGATACAACGGAACAGAATACAAGTACAACTCCATCAAGGTTGTTTCTGCCGGCGAGCGTGACCCCGACGAAGAGGGTGTTGCAGGAATGTCTGCCTCTAAGATGAGAAAAGCTGCAATTGACGGCGACCTAGCTGCATTCAAAGCAGGATTGCCCACCAGACTGAAAGGCGTCGCCAAAACAATTTTCGACGAACTTGTAAATCATCTAAACGAGCATGTAGAGCTTGATGAAGCTGTGCTAACTCTTTCCCAGCGCCTGAAACGCCGCGCCGTTATGCGCCGCATGAAGGGAAAAATCAGAATAGGTAAGAGAAGAGCACTGCGCCGCAAGGCAACTGGTGCAGTCATCAAAAGACGCTCAAAGCGCATCGCGATCAAGATGATGCGAAAAAGAATTCTGCGCGGAAGAGATTACAAAGACCTTTCTCTTTCTTCTCGCGCAGCAGTAGATCGTCAGATCGCGCGCAGAAAACCAGCCATTTCTAGAATCGCAAAACGAGTAGAGCCTAAGCTTCGACAGGCTGAGAGCCGTCGCAAGTCTGGTTCAGGCTTCAAGTCAATTTCTCTTTCTCCTGCGCCAGCTAAGAAAAAGCTAAAAGAAGAAATCAGCGAGTTCAATTTCATCGAATCAGTCACGCAGCTGTTTGACCAGATTGCGGAAGAAACACGCATTCCTCTGACTCACCTTGAGGAAGCTACTCTGAATCGTAAGTCAAATGAATTCCAGGTGCCGATTGATGTTTTGCGTCAGGTCTACGACCGAGGCGTTGCTGCATGGCACACTGGTCTGCGCGAGAACTCAACACCACAGCAGTGGGGTTTCGCTCGCGTCAACTCATTCCTAGCGAATGGCTACACTGTCAGAACAGCTGACAGTGATCTGCTTGAAGAAACGGGTATTGAAACCGAAGACGAAGAACAAGCTCTGGAAAAAATCAAAACATCAGATGATAAAAAATCATTAGGTCAATACAAGACCAGGGGTTCTACTGCTAAGGTCAAGGCTGCCGCCACACAAAGATTGAAAGAACTCGAAGGCGCATCTTCGGTAGCGTCACCAAATACTAAAGCTGACGAACTGCGAGGCGATAATACCCCAAAGGAAAAAACGCCAAAAGTTGCTGCTGGTGGTGACGCGCCACTTGGTGCGTCGACAGCCGTTTTAGTTCTAAAAAGCACGAAAGCAGTGAATGGTGATTCCGTAGAGGATGGTCGCCGTGCAGACAAGCCTGCTATTACGGAAAAATCTATTCTTTCTGTAGAAGCTCACGCTAAAATGGAACCGAGCTCTGAAGAAGCCTTGGAACAAATTCAAAAAATGCACGAAGTCATCATCAGTAAGTCCGATAAGCCTGATGTAGAATACGTTGATGCTATCGACCAGTTGGCTATTAGACGAGGAACGCTGGAAAGACAGCTAGTCGCACTGTCAAAGTCAAAAAATAAAGAAAAGAAACTTCGTTTGAACGAAGAGATTAAAAAAATCAAACAGTTGGAAGATGACCAACGCAATGACCAGCCATCTAAAGTCACCACCGATAAAATAAAAGAGGGAATGCCAAAATACGATAGAAAGAAAACAATTCTTGCTGCCTCCCCAGAACAGAATAAAAACTGGGAAACATCGGGAAGAGAAAATCATTTTTGGTCTTTGAACAATAATGCAAGCGGAACACCAGACCGCTGGCCAGGGGATGACGCTGCTAGATTACTCGAGGGTTTGAGTAATGGAATTGCAGCACAGATGCTGTCTCAAAAAGAACCTCCGTTTGACTTAGATGCTCCCGATGGCATAGCAAGAGTAGCAGCATTTGCGATTAGAAGCAGCCTAGATGCCAACGGCAATGTTGCGGAAGGTTCTTACTTGTCTTCGTTGGGCGGCGAAAATAAGAAGATTTCTAAGGCTGCAGTTGAAAATTTCAAACAGCTACTTTTGGCTGACAATGCGGTAAGGATTAATCCAAATAAAACTAATGCAGAAATACTATCATCGTTAGACCATAGACAACTAGCACAAATGTTAGTGGCAGTTGGTATGGCTGGCGCGAAGCGAGATTTGTGCAATACGGCTTGCGACAACCTTGGGTGGGACAGAAACAAAGTTTCCGCTGTTGGATTTGCTGGTTCTAAAAGACAAATAGATTCTGCTGTATCTGCCCTTGATGCAGAAGCTAAAAGACAAAAAGAAGCTGGTATTGAACGACCATATGTCCTAACTAAAAGCGGATATATGTTAAGCATTGATAAAGCCAAAGAATTAATCTATAATGCTGGCGGCGGAGACAATTCGTCTGACTGTACTCTCATGGTTAGAAATGACGAAACTGGCGAAATTATGTTTACACAAACTTCTGATAAAGCTAACGAAGAAGCTTTGTTTGGAAACAGCACTCCTCGCAAGCAGCTAGAATCATATCAAGAACACATAGATTCTTTGTATCGCCTCGGACTTGTATCTGAAGAAGAATACCAGGAATCCAGAGAATTGATGGAAAAGCATTCATACGAATTGAGAAGAGCTGAATCGGAATATGATAATTTCAATATTTCGCTTTCTAAAGCAATGTTGGAACATGCAAACAACGGCAAAATGTCTGACATTATGGAAGTTGCGGGTAAACTTTCTGATGGACCGAACCCAAAAGAATATCTAAATGCTGTGTTGAAGCATCCGCGCGTTAAAGACAGGAACGATTTAGACGAACAACAAAAGCTCAAGATGATGTTCGAACATATGCAAAAGGCATTCGATTATCCAGAAGACGATAAAGAGAATGGTTTGGCTGGCTATACGCGCGACCAAAAAGAATTCATGAAACGATTGACCAACCCAGACAGATGGAGAATATACAGAGAAGCGGCGCCGAAGATTGACTTGAACGAAAGATCAAAGCACGTCGAAAACATTACTCGCGCTCCAGAGAAATTCATCAACTCTTTGGGCGATGTAATTCCTAGACACGCAGCAACTATTCATGGAAAAGAATTGGCGGACCGCTCCCACATATCGCAATATATTGCGGGCGGCACAAATCCATCTGGTGACCCGGCTGCGTCTGATTGCTACAGTATGATTGCAGGCTCTAATTTGATTATTCCAGAATATTACAAGGAAGAAATTCTACCTGGGATAAGAAATATGCAAGAGTTTTGTGAAAAGGTAAAAACAGCGCCAACCACCATAGTATATGATAAATTTGGAAATGCAACTGGCGGTGTTTCTGCAATTCGTGGCACTCCAGGTTCTAAGGTACAGCTAGATGGGTCGACAGTTGCATATATTTCAGAAACTGAAAACGACAGAGATAACGAATTTTTCGAAAGAAGAATCAGAACGAAGGGTGGTTCATTTGCATCAGCAATGAGTTGGTCTAGAAAGAAAATGAAAAGCCTGGCAAATAGAAATAAAGCAAGAGGTAATTCTTTGATTGCTAAAATGACAAATGGGCTATACACATCCACATTCATTGGTTTCAATGACTTCCTCGTAGAGTCTGCTGACAAAGCAGTAGGCAACGTTCCTGTAATCAACGCGAAGCCAATACACCACAAGGCATCTGGCCACAAGTATCACATTCATCACATGATGAACCCAGACCTTGCGTTGAAGCATCAGGTCAAACACGCCGAAGCAAACGTCGACAGAGATGTTGACTCGGACATCGATCAGTTTGACAAGAAAACTTCCAAGCTTCCTGATGAAGTATCAGTGCCAACAAAAACAAGCACCAAGCAATTCTTTGACAAGTATAAAAAAGAACGCGAACACATTCACGCGGGCGAACCAATCGACGAATCTGAAGATCAAACACAAACAGGCGGCGGAAACTGGTACATCGATGCTACTGGTCAGAAAGTGCAGGTCATGTCTGTTTCTGCTAGAAAGAATCCTAGAGACGTAGAAAAGTATTTGTCTATGAAAGATTTCCTTAAAACACAACCAGAGAAAGAATAATGAAGACATTTAAGCAATTCATGTCAGAAGGTCCAATGAGCCCAATGCCTGCAGAGAAGGGATTGAAGCGAAACTTTTTTCATGGCAACTACGGCGGATTTGGCAACAGAGGCGGAAAGCCGACTGATAAATTAGATGCAGAATTTCAAAAGCATGATACAGGATATCACTATTCTAAAAAACCAAGTGATAAGAAAAAACATGATGCTGCGCTAGTTAAATCTACTGGTAAGCTAGTCAAAGATAAAACGCTGCCAGTTACAACTAGAGCAAAGGCTGGACTTGCTCATGCATATTTTAGAACAAAACTTCGATAGTTCCTCAATCAAGAGAAAGAATAATGAAAACATTTAAAGAACTTTATGAAGCCTGTTGTGCTGCTTGCGAAAAGACTGAAGAGAACATGGAAGAATCAGATTCAGGTTTAGCAGCCAAAGCTGAAAAGTCTGGTGTTTCCCTTGGAACTTTGAAAAAAGTTTACAAGCGTGGTGTCGCTGCTTGGAACTCTGGTCATCGTCCAGGAACAACACCACAACAGTGGGGCATGGCGCGAGTCAATTCTTACATCACCAAAGGCAAGGGAACTTATCACGGTGCTGATAAAGATTTGCGCGAAGAAGAACTAGAAGAAGTTGCAAAAGATAAAGAGTCAGGTTTGCCAAAGAAATATGTTTCTGGTCTGTCGCCAAGCACAGCGAAAGCAAGAGCAGCACACTGGGATAAGATGGACAAACTTTCTGACAAAGATCCTGCTGCGTATGAGCCAGCTCCTGGCGACGCAACTGCTAAGACTAAAGAATCAAAACACACTATCAAAGCTCGTAAGATGTTTGGTGAAGCGTGCTGGACTGGATACAAGAAAGTCGGCATGAAAAAGAAAGGCGACAAGATGGTTCCTAACTGCGTACCAGAAGAAGTCGAGCAGGTTGACGAAGTTTCCAAGAAGTCGACTCTCGGCAAATTCCTGAGAAGCAAGGAAGCTGACCGCAAGGGTCTAGAAGCCGCTGGAAAAGTTTGGGCAGCTAAAGACGACAAGGAAGCCGACAAGAACATTCGCAAGTCGAATCGCTACTTCAATCTGACTCAAGGCAAGAACAAGACGGATGGCGGATTCCCGAAGACAACCTACAAGGAAGAAGTCGAACAGATTGACGAAGGTTCAATGGACACGATGAACCTAAAGCAGCTTTCTGACAAGCACAAATCGCACCACGAAAGCGGAAGAGGCTCTGAGCGTTCGTATAAGGCAATGGGCGCAATCGAAAAGCACGTAGAGAAAAAGTACGGTAAGAAAGCCAAGGATAAGATGGTTGGTGATACCGATCACTATGCTGCTCATGGTGGCTCTATGCCAGCGCCGCGTAAAATAAAGGAAGAAAACGAAAACAAACCTCTGAACAAACCAATGCGCGACAGCAGCGGTAAAAAGAAGTTCAAGGTATTTGTCAAGAACGAAAAGGGTAATGTCGTGAAGGTTGGCTTCGGCGACCCAAACATGGAAATCAAGCGCGACGACCCAGAACGCAGAAAGAACTTCCGCGCAAGACACAACTGCGACACTGCAAATGACAAGACAACTCCGAGATATTGGAGTTGTAAAAACTGGTCAAGTAAGCCTGTTTCGGACATCGCGAAATGAGTAAGACTCTATGCGAAGCACTTGGTATGCGTTTTGTAGAGATACAATACGACAACCTAGATACGAAAGAATATAAGGGTTCTTCGGACCAATCCAAGTATGGTAAACTGGGCGGGCGGGCGTTTTACGATAACAAAACGGAAGAACAAAAAAAAAGAATGGCATGCAGCTGGAGGAAGAAAAACAGCTGGTAGAAATAGAAATATCGGTAAAGGTTCTATGTCTACAAAAGGTGCCAAGAATATCAAAGAAGCCAGATTAAAAAGTAAGCGTTGGGCTTGTCCGTTTGGATGCGTCGGGAGATGCGGAGGAACAGAGTTCGACGGCGGAAATTTCACAAAACATATGAGATTCGTCCACAAGTGGTCAGACGAACAGATTCTCTCTGCGAAGGTAGAAGCCTAAATATAGCATTCTAAGGAGTTTATCCATGTTACAAGATACAATGAAGACAATTTTAGCTAATACAGTTGCGCTAAAGTATAAAGCGCAGGGCTATCACTGGAATGTGAAGGGCATGTTCTTCCCGCAGCTGCATGATTTTTTCGGCGACCTTTATGAAGAAGTCGGTGCAGCAATCGATCCCACAGCAGAAGAGATTCGTACTCTTGATGTTGATGCTCCGATGGGTCTTGTTGCATTCGTAGCTCTTAAAACTATTCAAGACGGCACTGCTACTTCTCCGGTAGAAATGATTCTCGACCTGTACCAGAGCAATATGGAAATGATTAATCTTCTAACTCGCGCATTTGAAGAGTCAGAGCAAGCTAAGAAATACGGCATGAACGATTTTATCGGAAACCGTATTGACGCGCACGAGAAACACAATTGGATGCTTCGTACTATCGCCTCTGGTGTCGGAGTTCGCGAAGAGGTAAATCAAAAGATTGCTGACATTAATGAGAAGTACAGTTTTGCTTCTTGGAATAAATCGCGTAAAAAATAAGGAACAGCTATGACTAATGTTTTCACACAAAAAGATCCACTACTAGACGCAATCAATGGCGTTGTTCTCGGCGAGAAAAAGTTGACTGACGCTGAGCTAAAGAAGCGTGAAGAAATCGCACAGGCTATCGAGCGCGAAAATCCAGAAATGGATATGGGCAAGAAGATGGCCATTGCTACTGCTCAGGCGAAGAAAGTTGCGGAAGAAATAAAAGAAGCTCCAATGTCAGCAGCCGACAAGTTGAAAAAGCGTTTAAACAAACTAGATCCTTCTAGAGAAGCTCGTCAGAAACAAATATCTGATCTTGCTAAGAAATATTCTCCAGAGAAAAAAGAGTCAGAGAAACCAATGAATGAAGCTGAAGACACACAACAGCTGATGCTTCTACGCGCCATGGCTCAGGATCCTTCAGATTTGATGAAAATGAAGCGCGCACTAAAAGCTGGTGACAAAGCATTGACAAATCCTATTCTACGTCAAGAAATTCTAAAGATGCTCGACCAGATGATGAATCTGACCATAACTGACAAGTCGCTTCTTCAGAGAACTCGCATGGGCTTTCAGAAAAAGAAAATGAAAATGCCAGAGGAAGTTCAGATCGGCGAAGCCATCGGTGCTAAAGACAAGCAAGACGAAGGCGAGTATGGATACGAGGGCGATATGGCTATGTCACAGCTGCGCACTATTATGCGAAGCTGCAAAGAAATGACCGAAATCCTGGAAAAAAATACTGATATGCCGGAGTGGGTGCAGTCCAAGCTAACTTTGGCCACTGACTATATTCAAACCGCAAGAGATTATCTAATGTCTGAGCTGGAAGAGCAATTAGAAAGCGAAACTCCATGCAAGTCTGCTGCTGTTCGCATCAAAGAAATTGCCAAGACACCTCTGAACAAGCAGAAACCCGACAAGAAGTAATAAATATGGGTATTATAGTTAGAAACATTGTTAAGAAAGAACGCGATGACGTTAAAAAACCCGTCGTCATCGGCAATTATGCTGAGTGGCGCGCAAACTTGGCAAAGTCGAAAGAGCAAGGAACCATTGAAACTCCTTCGGATGATACGAAATTAGACAATAATAGACAGCCTTCTTCAGAATGGCTTAGTATCAAAGATTCAGATTATGTAAGCCACTTAGTTAAATAACAGGAGAAACCAACATGGCACTATGGAACAACACTGACGACGCTGCTAACTCTGCGATTTTCGCAGCAGCACAAGTCAACCTAGAACCAAACACAGCTAATCAGACTGCTCTGTTTGGAAACACAACTCAAGACGCAATCATTACCGGCGTTGCTGTCGGTCAGTTCGGTGTGACCTCTGACGAAATGGCAGCAGGTCGTGCGGCTGGCGAGCGCCCAGCAGCCGCTGGTTGGGTTCTTCGTACTGAAGGTTCAGGTGGACGCGCTGGTCGCGTTTTCTCTGAGACTTTGGTCGCGTTGAAGACCATCACTGGCGACGCCGAAGATGTCGCATTCCCAGACTTCACTCTATTCTTCACCGTACAACCTGATGATTCAGACGAAGTATCAGCTGGCGATGACGAAATAGCAGTGTTTGCTGTTGAGGCTGATTCTGCTCCAACTGGCGCAACGATCAGCTACCTGTGGCAGTATACAACTGACCCAGGAAACACAGCTTCTTATGCCACAACCGCAGCAGTCGCAGGATTCGCTGGTCAGACAACCGACGAGTTGACTGTTTCCGCCAACACCATTGCTGATGGCACGCTGGTGCGTTGCCGTATCTCTGCAACTGGCGCTGACCAAGTGTTCTCTGAAGACGCTCTACTGACTGTCATTGCTTAATAAACTAACTTCATAATGGACGGTAATTTGAACGCTAAAAACTTCGTGCTCTACGCAGCCAAACATTATGATAATCCTGGTTGCGAGAGCATCGAAGAATTTTACGACGATCTAAATCGTTTTAAGTATATCAAGCGTCTCTTCACCAAATATCAAGAAAACGGCGAAATCAAAGAGCGATTAGTTCTAAACCACCTAATCGCTCTTTATAATCTGTTCGGCGCAGTTCCCACAACCCGTATGCTGTTTCTTAGGCTAGAAGGAAATTGGGAACTGTTAAAGCCATACTTGATATATCTCGGATATATGCCAGAAAGATTGTATGAAATTGGCGACTATCCAGTTATTCTTGGCAGTGATATAGCTCTCGATGGTGTAATGGTAGAAAGACTAAGGAACATTTAATGGCTAACGTAATCGACCTGTATCTGGCATATAGATTCTTAAAGAATCTTGTCCTTCCGTTTGATAAGTGGGAGGCGTTCAACTCAGGAGTTATTGATAAGGATGGCAATATTCTTGTTGCAAAAAACAAGAGGTCATCCGCACAAAGATATTCGTTTGGATATTTTGATATAATCAGTATGAACCTGAAGAAGTTGTTAGGTAAGCTTCCTGGCGGAAAATCTGCTATTGCTTCGTATGCTGCCGCCTTGCTTTTGTTGAGAGAATACAACAAAGTAAAAGAAATTAAAGAAGATAATATTTCCGAAGACATTGACCTTGATGCCTTGCAAGAAGAATTTGATGCATGTATGATCGAGGTGGAAAAAATGTTTGAAGAGCAGCAAAATGTGGAAGAAGAGGGCGAGCCAACTAACAACGTTGCCGGCGGAAAGATTGCTGGCACTGTCGGCGACCCGCCAGTCAGACCAAAGAACAAATACAAAGCCCAGAACGAGATTGACAGCAAGGAAATTGCTCGTCGTGTTCTTGGTATCATAGGAACTCAGTCATGATTAAAGCATACTACGAAACTGCAAAGGCGGCAATTGCTCCGTACACCCTTCTGCTGAAAATACTTTTACTCGCTGCCATCGTCGGCTGTTCGTTCTATGCTGGCTACAAACAAAAATCGCTTGTAGTAGAAGCTGCACATGCCAAACAGCTGCAAGGAGAAATTGACAAAAGAGAAAAACTACAGAAACTCTATGATGAGCTTTCTGCTTCCATTGTTGATTCAACCCAGCAGAATGACGTAGTACAAGAAACTATCATTCGTAGAGTATACGTTGAAGTAGAGAAGCCAGTTTACAGAGAATGCGTCATTCCTTCTTCTGGTATTACTATTCAAAACGAACAGATAGAACAATTCAACAAGCAGATTAGAGGAGACAAGTGATGAAGAAGCTTCTGATGATTATTGCTCTTGTTCCTCTTATGGGCGCTTCTTGCGAAAGACGTCCAACTATCGAGCCACCTAAATATCCCGCAAATGCTCTGGTCGAATGCCCTGAGTTACAGCAGCTTGTCATCGACGAGAAAATCGACGGAACGACTCTGCGAGATTATTATATCGACAGAACCAACTTAAACAAACAATATGCTGATTGTGCCACCATACACAATGAACTTGTGAGATTCATCAAAACACAACAAAAGAGATAAGTGTATGAGTGTCGTGTCCCTGGAAACTAAAGTTGCTGTAATGGAAGACGCCGTTTCGCGTTATGAAGACGCTATTGCGAAATTAGTTGAGGTTTCGCAAGATCTCAAACAGATGATTGCTGTGCACGAGATACGTCATCAAGAACGAGAGAGGGCAGAGATGGCGCTGAAGACAGAAATTCAAAAAGAAAATACTATCATCCATGGAAGGATAACTAATTTGTCCAGAGAAACCAAGCAAGAATTAGATGGCCAGTACGACAAAATAATGTCGACTTTGAACGTGATGAGAGAAGAGAATACCTATCACCATCGAAAAGTGGAAGAAAGTATTATCGAACTGAAAAACAAGGAAGTTAGTCCATTGAAGAAAAAGATGGAATCTCTCGACAGATGGCGTTGGATAGTAATTGGCGGCGCTGGCGTTTTGGGAGCCATTTTAGCCAATATCCCTTGGCAAAACTTCATCGGCTGATAACTTTACCAAATATAGGTTTAGGAGTATAATAGTCCTATAGAGGAGTTATTATGCTTTGGATAGACATCAAGTACGCAAACATGATATCGAGCCATCTGGCTCGTTTTTCGTTGAAGAATAACAAACCATATCTTGCGAATTTTCGTTGTCATTACTGCGGGGATTCCACCAAGAACAAAGGTAAGTCCCGTGGCTATTTGATAGAAAAGTCGGGTGCAGACTTTCTAATCTATTTCTGCCACAACTGCGGCAAATCTACAGCGTTCGGAAGGGCGCTGAAAGACATGGACTCCGTTCTCCATCAAGAATACGTTTTGGAGAAACTTCGCGAGTCTGGCTCTAATCGAGAAACTCAGCCCGCGTTTAAAACAGACATCGCCTCTTTTTCCAAACGAAGGTTCGAGAAATTCGAAGCACTCAAGGCGCTGAAGAAAATCAGTCAGCTGCCGGTTGATCACCCAGCTAGAAAGTATGTCGAGCGTAGAAAGATTCCGCCGAACTTTCACTACAAGCTGTACTATACTCCCAAGTATATGACGTGGGTGAATACTGTTATTCCTGACAAATTTTCTGCGGAGGCTCTGAAGAAAGATGAGCCTCGCCTTGTCATTCCTTTCATTGACGCAGACGGTCGCGTGTTCGCATTTCAGGGACGTAGCTTTGACCCCAAGAGTAAGCTAAGATACATCACAATTGTTGTTGATGAAACGGCTCCCAGAATATACGGACTAGATAGTCTAGATAAGACGAAAGAAACTATCGTCGTCGAAGGGCCACTCGATAGTTTATTTTTGCCAAATTCTGTTGCTCTTGCTGGCGGTGACAACAGCGACATCAACAGAGTTGTTAGCAAGGAAAAGGCAATCTTTTTGTTTGATAACGAACCAAGAAACCCAGACACCATTCGGAGAATAGAAAAAGCAATTGACGCTGGCTACACGGTATCGTTTTTCTCAGATAACGTAGAGAGCAAGGATGTCAACGATATGGTGTTGAAGGAAGGGTTTGAGATTGAAGAAATTAGCGGTATGGTTTATAGAAATGCAGTAAGCGGACTAACAGCAAAATTGAAGTTATCATCTTGGAGAAAAGTATGAGTCAACAAATTCTAGTTACAAAAAGAACTGGAGAAAAAGAGCCAATAAACCTAGAAAAGTTTCATAAGGTTGTTGCGTATGCCTGTGGCGATTTGTCTGGCGTGTCGGCTTCTGAGGTAGAAATCAAGTCTCATATTCAGTTCTACAACGGTATTACTACTTCTGAAATTCAGGAGTGCCTAATCAAAGCAGCAAGCGAATTGATTAGCGAGGAAGCGCCGAACTATCAGTATGTGGCTGGAAGATTGATCAACTATCATTTGCGAAAACAAGTTTACGGAACTTTTGAGCCAATAAATCTGTTCGCGCATTACTCAAGCGGCGTCGAAAGAAACATTTATACACAAGAACTTCTGGCATCATATTCGCAAGAAGAGTGGACAAAACTAAACGAATGCATCAAGCACGAGCGCGATCTTACGCTTTCGTATGCTGCTATGGAACAGTTCCGTGGTAAGTATCTGGTAAAGAACAGAGTCACCGGACAGATTTTTGAAACACCGCAGATGGCATACATGCTGATTGCGATGACGCTGTTCCAGTCATACCCAGCAGAAACAAGATTGAAGCATGTCAAGGATTACTACGACATGACCAGCCAGCACTATATTTCACTGCCTACACCAATCATGTCTGGCGTCCGCACACCACAGCGCCAATTCTCCAGCTGCGTTCTAATTGAAACCGACGACTCGCTTGATTCTATCAACGCGACCAGTTCTGCTATTGTGAAGTATGTAAGCCAGAAGGCTGGTATTGGCGTGGGTATCGGTTCTATTCGCGCAATCGGTTCGCCTATTCGTGGCGGTGATGCGTCGCATACCGGCGTTATTCCGTTCGCGCGACTGTTTCAGTCAGCTGTCAAGTCATGCAGTCAAGGTGGCGTGCGCGGCGGCGCGGCAACTGTCTACTATCCTATCTGGCATCTTGAAGTCGAAGACCTGCTTGTTCTGAAGAACAACAAGGGCACTGAGATGAATCGTCTGCGCCAGATGGACTATGGCGTGCAGTTTAACAAGCTGATGTACGAACGCCTGATTACTGGCGGCAACATTACTCTGTTCTCGCCGAAAGATGTTCCTGGTCTGTACGAAACATTCTTCGCCGACCAAGACAAGTTCCGCGAACTTTACGAGAAAGCCGAAAGGTCGCGTTCTGTTCGTAAGAAGAGCATTCCTGCAGTCGAGTTGTTCTCTATGTTTATGCAGGAACGCAAGGACACAGGGCGCATCTACCTGATGAACGTAGACCATGCCAATGAGCGTGGCTCATTCCTGCCAGAAGTTGCGCCTATTCACCAGTCAAATCTCTGCGCAGAAATCACTCTGCCAACCAAGCCGCTCAAGTCCATCGACGATGAGACTGGCGAGATTGCGTTGTGCACGCTCAGTGCTGTAAACTGGGGGTTGATTGACAAGCCTGAAGATTTCGAGAAGCCATGTGAAATGGCTGTTCGTGCGCTCGACGAGTTGCTTGACTATCAAAGCTATCCTGTTCGTGCTGCTGAGATTGCTAACAAGGCTCGCCGTTCGCTTGGTATTGGTATCATCAACTTCGCTTATTGGTTGGCCAAGAATGACCTGAACTATCAGGACATCGACGAGGCTGGTCTGCGAAAGATTGACGCGATGGCAGAGGCTTGGTCTTATTATCTCATCAAGGCTTCAGTCAAGCTGGCAAAAGAAAAGGGCGCGTGTGAATGGAATGACCAGACCAAATACGGTCGTGGTCTGATGCCAGTCGACTACTACAAGAACGATGTCGACGAGTTGACTGGCGGAGCAACATCTGACACTGATAAGTGGAATGCTCTGCGCGAAGAACTGAAGAAGTATGGTATTCGTAACAGCACACTAATGGCTCTGATGCCAGCTGAAACTTCAGCCCAGATTTCTAACAGCACCAATGGCATCGAGCCACCTCGCGCGCTGGTATCTGTCAAGCAATCGAAGGACGGTGTGCTCGCGCAGGTTGTGCCAGAGATTCGTCGTCTGAAGAATAAATATGACCTGCTCTGGAATCAGCGTAGCCCTGTCGGATACCTGAAGATTATGGCTGTGTTGCAGAAGCATGTTGACCAGGCAATCAGCGTCAACACCAGCTACAATCCTAAGTTCTATGAGAACGAGGAAATTCCCATGAGCGAAATGCTGCAGCATTTACTGTTGTTCTACAAGTGGGGCGGCAAAAATCTATACTATTGCAACACCGCAGATGGCGCAGGTGAGCTCGAAGTCACCCCGGAACTGAAGCAAGTTGAAGTAGACGAAGAAGATTGTTTGAGTTGCAAACTTTGAATCCGAGGATTTTGAATAAATGACTTACAAAACATATGACCCAAATAAAAACAAACAAGTCGAAGAAAGAACGATGTTCTTCGACGACACGGGGTTCATTGCTAGGTACGACATACAGAAGTATCCTATCTTCGAGAAGCTGACTACGCAGCACACATCATTTTTCTGGCTACCTACCGAAATTGATGTGACGCGTGATGCGAAGGACTTCAAGGACCTAGAGCCGCACGAGCAGCACATCTTCACAAGTAACCTGAAACGACAGATTGTTCTTGACACCGTACAGGGTCGTAGTCCAACAGCTGCGTTCCTTCCTATTGTCTCGCTTCCTGAGTTGGAGACTTGGATTCAGACATGGGCTTTCTTCGAGACAATTCACTCGCGCAGCTACACTCACATCATCCGTAACATCTACGCTGACCCATCGGTCGTATTTGATGGCATCAACGACATCGAAGAGATTGTTGACTGCGCCAAGGATATCAGCAAGTATTATGACGAACTGATTGCGTTCAATAACATCCAGACTCAGCATGTAACCTATGAGCACAAACGCGCATTATGGATGGCTCTGAACGCAGTGAATGTTCTCGAAGGCATTCGTTTCTATGTTTCGTTCGCTTGCTCTTGGGCTTTTGTCGAGCAGAAAAAAGCAATGGAAGGCAACGCCAAGATTATTAAGTTCATCGCCCGTGATGAGAATCTCCATCTTGCTTCCACGCAGCACATATTGAAACTGCTTCCCAAGGAAGACCCAGACTTCGCTCGCCTCGCAGTAGAAATGCAGGGCGAGTGCGTGAAGCTGTTCGACGACGCCGTAGACCAAGAAAAAGCATGGGCGAAGTATTTGTTCAAGGATGGCTCGATGATTGGTCTGAACGAACACATGCTGTGCGAATACGTCGAGTGGCTGGCTGCGAAGCGTATGCGTTCTGTTGGTCTGCCTACCAAATATAAGAGTGGCACCAATCCTCTGCCCTGGACGCAGAAGTGGATTGCTGGCGGAGATGTTCAGGTAGCGAATCAGGAAACAGAATCGTCGCAATATGTCATTGGTGGAACCAAACGCGACATCGAAGACGCAAAGAAAACCTTTGAAGGATTCAAACTATGACCTTGAAAATAATGCCCGCTAATTTTTGGCGCAAAGATCCGTTTCGATCAGAGGAAGGAGAATTTGAGAGAATGGCTCGACAAGTTCATGAAATGCCAGAAACAGGCGCCACGCCGAAGCAAAAAAGATTACTCAAACAAGAAATGGAATATCTCAAGTCCAGATACACTGCCGCTCGATTGACTCTACTTCCCGAATCAATGTGGAGAGACATGGGAAACACAGGAAGTTTTGGTGTCAAGAACCTCAATGACTTAAAAAGAAATCTAAGAGCCGACGGAGTGACTAGAGATATCGGAAGAATTGAAAAACAATTCCTCGTTGATAAAAAAGTTTCTGCGTCTATTGCTTTACAGTACTCAGACGGGTTTGTTGAACTTGTTGCAGGAAATACTAGATTGTCAATGGCAAGAGTGTTGGGAATACAACCGAGGATTGTGTTGGTAGTCACTGATTGGTGACAACACTAAATAGTAGTCTATAACCTACAAGGATTGTTATGGCTACTGTAATTGGCGTTGACTACTCTCTGACTTCTCCTGCTTTGTGTATTCATTCTGGTGATGACTGGCATATTCGTAATTGTCAATTTTATTTTCTTACGGATAGACCGAAGCTCGAAGGAAAACTACAGCAGTTCAACGGAACTCTGAAGCCATTGCACTCCTGCGAAGAACAACGACACGATCAGTTATCTGGATGGGCTTATGACTTAATCTCGAGCCATAGTCCATCCAGAGTTGTTATCGAAGGGTACTCTTTTGGAAGTGCGGGGCGCGTCTTCAACCTCGCTGAGAACTGCGGTCTTCTAAAGCACAAACTTTGGAAGAACAAGATACACTTCGACGTCGCTGCTCCGACCAGCATCAAGAAGTTTGCGACTGGCAAAGGCAACGCAGACAAACTCAAAATGCAAGAAGCGTTCTTCGCCGAGACTGGCATTGACGTCAAGGCTATTTTGTCGTTGTCTGAAAAACAGTGGAATCCAAGCTCAGACGTCATCGACGCATACTTCCTAGCCAAATACGCACACCACCTGTATATTTCAGGGGAATTACCGTAAGTCATTGATTTGCAAGGAATCGTAAGTTATTGATTCGTAGGGGTTTAATTCCTTTATTTCTCGGGTTGAATAGGTTATACTATGAGCCTGAAAGTAGGAGTTTTATATCATGCTAGTTTATTGCAAATCCAGCTTCAAACCCAAGCGCAAAAAGCAGCCTGCTGCTAAAGTCAAAAAGTATGCGCCTGCGTTCAAACCTCGTGAGTATTCTGAACCGAGTGATCGCAAGTATATCGCTGCTGGTACTTCTCACATTCCATCTAAGATTGATGAGTTCCTCGCGAACACTGCTCCGACGCAGTCTGTCCCTCTGAAGTATGAGGGCGAACTAGCTGCGCGCGAAGCTGTTGCTCGTGAGGAAATCGAGCGCAAGAAGAAGTGTGTTGCTCCTCTCTACTCGAAGGGCGCATACCAGTATGTTGGCTCGGAAGAGCAAGCCAAGTGGATTGGTCGAAAGTGACTGAGTTCTGGGTCACCTACCTTCTTGTCATACTCGCGCTTGCGCTGGCTGACGTCTGTTGGACTAAGTTCTTCATCGAAACAGCCAACAAGCGAGCAGTCGCTGCTGGTGTTTGGAGCGCACTCATCATCCTTTGCGGCAGCTATGCAACGGTGAGTTTCGTGAGTGACAAGCGATTCATCACTGCCGCAATGATTGGTGCGTTCCTCGGAACTTGGGCAACCGTCACCTACGAAAAGCGAAAGAGAAAAGCTGAAGGTTCATGAAACCTTTTAAAGTTCTACAGCTAATAGCGACCAAGAATGGAATTCGTGCTGCGTCTGGTTCGCCAAACGGTGGTTTGGAGGCTGTGATTCTCAATCTCCACGAGGCATTCCAAAATGCTGGTTGGGAATCTCACTATTCTGACTCTGTTGGCTCAAAGAGCGAAGCTTCTATTCGCTATGATTTGGAGAATTCCAACTACACAGCGTATGCAAATACGGTAAGAGAGTGGGTTGCAAGCAAAAAGCCCGACCTAGTGATTGCTCATGGCACCAATGCTCTGCTAAAGTATCTAACCGACCTTGGGATACGTGTTCTGTTCATCGAACACTCAATGGCAATCTCAATCAATCTAAACAGCTATGGCGCGTTGTTCCGCGACGTTGCACCAAAAGCAAGAAGTATCGGCTCAAAAATAATCACGGTCTCACCAATCACAATGGAGACCAAAAAAGAAGCCATTGCCGAATTCGGCGTTGACTTTGAGTTTGATGGCTGGTGTCGATTTCAGTTTCCAACAAAAGAACTGCTTTCGAAACCGATTGAGAAATCCGATGGCTACTGCATCACGATTGCTCGTTGCGAGGAAAAGAAAGCTCTGATGCGCATGACAAACCATTGCATTCGAAACAATTTTGACTGGCGTCTAGTCACCTCGACTCCCAATTCAGCCAGCGAGGAATTTTTTGCAAAATGGCTGTCGAGGTACGACCAGACCAGAATCTACAAGAACATTCCACGCGAACAAACGCTGAGTATTCTTGCAAGAGGTGCAATCCTTGGTTCATCTAGCCCATTTGAATCAGCTGGTGTCACTGCGTTTGAAGGGCTGATGTTCGGGCTGCCACTGATTCTCAATGAGCCACCATCACATGACAACATTCATGCATCAAGAATGTTTCTGCCAGATGATGAGTTCATTACAACACTGCGTGGCGACCAGAAAAAGACCGAACAACTAATGCACCTCTCTATCAAAGAAAGAAAGAACTTGCGAGATTTAGTCATTGCTCATAACCCAGTTCAAAGCGTTTTGGACAGCCTCGAATATTTTGCGCAACAAATCGGAAATCCATTTGGCGAAGGTTCGATGAACGCACTAGAAAAACTGCTCAGCTCATCGAGCCAATTCGAATCCAACAAGGAGCAATGAGATGGCTGGTGGATACAAGCGCCGAACTATCAAGAATGGCAATCGAAGAACGACCTTTACTTCTGGTGGCGACAGAAAAACCTTTGCATCCACATCCGTCACTGCTGGAGGAAAGGGTGGTGTCCGAGTCACGACTACGACCGCGCAGAAGGTAAGTGGTGGCACGGTCACCACCCAGACTACCAATGTCGGCGGATACATCAAACGCAAAGTAATTTCAAACACGAGCAAAAAGGGTCGCCGCAAGGCTGCATCAAAGGGAAATCCGAACGAAGCAGCTGCGTTCTTTGTGATGGCTGTAGGCATCATCGCTCTCTACTACATCGCTCTTTACTGGAAGGTTATTCTGAGCGTCGGAGCCATTGCTCTGTTTGTTTATCTGCTGGTTAAGTATGACCAGCACAAGAAGAAGAGTCGCCACCAACCTATTGAAGAGGAACAAGAAGAATGAACCTAATTAGCCACGCCAAGAACGAACTTGACGCTATCGGTCTGACCGAGAATTCGCCCGATGAAATGAACCGCGAGATGCGAAAGAACATTCTCGAGTTGATTGAAGTGTTCGGCGAGCAATGGCACTCGGGGTTCTCTGCGCACTATGCCATCGAATCTTTCGTCAGGCTGGCCAAGTATCAGCCACTGGCTCCGCTTTCGGGCGATGACGCCGAGTGGACGAACGTCTCTGACATTTCTGAAAACGAAGATGGCTACACGCTTTATCAGAACAAGCGAGCGTCCAACGTCTTCAAGGAAGTCCGCGAGGATGGGTCGATTCAAGCCTATCAGTTTGATCATTACATCTTCCAGGACGAAAACGGCGCAAACTTCACACGAGGCAAAGACAGCCGCAAGTATATCACTGAATGGCCATATGAGCCGAGTCACGAATACGTCAAAGTAATTTCGAGCGTCTAAGACGATGAAGAGCGTCTGGGAATAAAACTAAATAGATTCATGACGACAGATTTCCAAACAACCTCGAAAAAATTCACTCCGCCTGTTCTGGAATGCACTGGTGCGCTTCTGCCCAACGTCCCGAACATGACGGAGTTTTTCAAGCAGCTGGGAAAACTCCCCGCTGTGATGGCA